CTGTTCCTTCTGATGTTCCCGGGGTTGTTGTTTCTCAACCCTCTGGGCAGACTACTATTTCTCATTTTCCACTCTCCTTATTTATATAATCAACAACCGCTTTCGCTATCTCCTCCGGATCAGTCCGGTGCTTGGCGATCTCTCCGGCCAGCATCAACACTTGCTGGTAATCGCTTCTTACCTTGTCCTCGGCTTTCTCGAAGATGCTTTTTACCTCGATACAGCCCAGCCCTATCGCGCCGATCAATGTTATGACAGGGAAGATCGGGATATGATAGCCGTAGTAGCCATCAAGGTACCAAACACCTCCCATCTGCATGCAGTCAACTACAGTCAACGCTATGAGCAGGTTGTAATACCTCGCCAACTTGTCAACCGTCCGCTTGAAACCGTAGCTCGATCTCACCTCACCCCTTCGCTTTGCCTTCCTCACGCCGCTCCACAGATCAGCGCCTACGACCATGAACACCAGCATGTACAGCCCGAATACTATCCACGCAACGATAAAAACTTCCTCAAATCCTTTCATCTCGTTTTCTTTTAATATATACGGGGGCTTTCATTTGCCCGCCCCCGATAAAGGCTTATATCCCGTTAAGCGATAGGATCTATTCCCTTTAGCTCGTTCCATCTATCTTGGTATTCCTCCCCGAAAAAAGGCTGGTCGAGTATCTTGGAATAAGAGCCGATCGTCTCGGCGGAGAACATCCCCTGCCGATCAAGGTAATCCACCCGCTGTTTCAGGTACCACAACTCATCGTCCGTGAAATCAAAGGACTTGACACCTGTCATGGCATCCGTTCCCTTGAACGAGATCGAATATTCTCCTCCGCCTAGCTCGGTGTATATCATGCTATCACGCTCTACGATTGATAACGCTATTTTCCCAGAGATAGAAATCTTCAAGCCAATATTCTTGCGTGTATCATACTGGGGTAATACGATATGAAGTATTATAGCCCTGTCTTTCAATGTCAAATTCATCTTCATCTTTTGTCGTATTTTTTTTGTTATTCTATATAAAGAAGTCCGGTAGCGGAGTCCCACTTAACATTATACCTCGTCCCGGAGGTGGATTCCGTATTTACCTGCGTCACCGATGGCATCAAGTCCAGCCTCAAGGTGGTCCTCCAAATTCCGGGAGAGTCGTTCGAGAAATATTTGGTGCCTACATGTATATCCCTAGAGCCGTGCTTACAATGTAAGAATGTCATGGAATCCTGTGTCGATGACTCACATTCTAGCTCAACCATGGTATCTACGTCATTAGCCGTAATTGCTTTTACCGTTATCGCATGCCTAGGTCCCTCCATCTTGGTATGTTGCAAGTCCCTTCGAATGTACAGGCATGCGGAATCGTCCCCATACTTATATCCTCCACTCAACTTATACGTCACGATTGAAGATCCATCTATTCCGATCTCACCTTTACCAGAATCTATATAAAACGAATGCTGATAGTTACCTTCCGTGCCATAAACGTTCGAGTTTATCTGGTTTTTTGATACGGTAAATCCTCCTATCGTCCCCCTCACGGCAGCCAAACTGGTAACGTAGAGGTTATCTACATCAATCTCCGAGGCAGCTATCTTCCGTGCCATCAGCAAATCGGTCGCCACGCTGGAGAAGTTCGCCCCGAAGGTGTCCCAGTAGGCGGAGCCGTTCCACGCCTTAGGGCTGACATCGATGAAGGTAGGCTCGTTATCATTCACCTTCGCCACGTAGTACTTGCGGGTGCCATCGCTTTGCTTTATAGATACAATATCCGTTATCAAGGAGCTACCGTTGTAGGTTATACCGTCACTGTAATCGCCACGGTAGGTGCAGCGGGGGCCACGATCGCCACGGGGCCCTTGCGCACCGTCCATCCCATCGATCCCGTCCCTTCCGTCCGATCCGTTCGCTCCAGGCTTGCCGTCCTCGCCCTTCACGACCAGCTCTTTCCAGAACCTAGTGTTCGCAGGATCGGTGCCGGGAGTGGTCTGGGATATACACTTATACACGTTACCATCGTAAGATACCTTGTCGCCGGGGTAATAGACGGACTTATCGGAGTAAGCGCCCCGATCCACCTCCGGATAGTCGATCTCGCCGGAGGGCGATTGGTAGATACTGCCTTTCAACACGAGACCGTCTCGCTGGTCATATGAGAGGAAAGCGTTGTCATCGCCGATCCGGAACGCCTTGGAGAGCATGTCCCAGTATTGCGTGCCGTCCGTGTTGATGATCTTGTTCAGCCGCATCCAGCCCGGGCCGATCTCGCTGAAGCCGTAAAGCGTGGAGAAACTGCGCTGGCCGTCCACCTCTGTACTCAAGGCCCCGCAAAGGAGATTGTAATACGAGCCGTCATCCAAGTCCCTCGGCTCCTTGCTGAGAAGGAAAGAGCCGGACGATCCCGACTTGGCGCAGCGGGCGTACAGGTACATGGCTTCCATATCATCACCTAGATAGGGAGACGTATAAGCCGCCACGTTCCAATACCTGTACTCCGTCACCTTGTGGGAGGGGGCGAGCGAGTCTATCCCCAACGTCATGTGCTGCAAGATTCCGGAGGGGGTGGCAAGCGTACGTTTCCGCTGGTCATACGTGAAGGCGTGATCCACCTCGGTGACCGCCTGTCCGTCCTCCGTGGGAATACGGTTGACGAAACGGAACTGCAACGACTCATGTCCCACCAATACCGACATGGTGCGAAGCCACGACATCGCCTGCCCCTTGCCGTAATCCTTGAACGCTCTCTCCAGCATCCCCTGCATCTCCACCGCGTCACGCCAACGGCGAAGGGTGAACGATACGGCCTCCTTGTGTTTCTTGTCGGTGACCACCTCCTCCGCCTCCAACTTTCCAAGATCGTCCGACAGGTAACCGGCCACGGGGGTGTTGGATAGCTCAAGCTCCGGGCTATGGGGCTTGTTTATGTAGTCCCTCACCCCGGTGATCCGGATCAGGATACCGTCCGGCTGGAACTGGGGATCGCTGAAATCGACATAACCGCCGGGTACCAGCTTGGCGCCGATGGCCAGCCAGTTCTTCTTGGCCCAGATGCCGTCCAGGGACCCGGAGAAGGTGAATTGTTGCTCCTCACGCTCGTAAAGGTAGCGTACCGCCTCCCGGAACATGTCCCAGCTCGCCCCGGTCTTGGTGGCGTTGTCGCATACGTAGGCGGCGGGAAGGGATATGTTAAAGACGGCGTACTTGTCTCCCACCTCCGGATACAGGGACGAGTTGGGAAGATCCATGCCGTCCTGCTCAGCCGGTACGATCTCGAACTTACGCCCCTCGTGTACGTACTTGACATCGAACTCACGGCCCGCCAGACGGCCTGTCTGGAAGATCACGGTCATGGTCTGGCCGGCGATCAGGCAATCCTCGAAATTGAGGTTGGCGGGGACCGATGAGTCATAGAAGTTGTAGAACGTGACATCGTTCCCGTCCGTGTCCTTGCCCGGCTCCGTATCGGTCTCGCTCACCGTGCCGACACGGGAAGGATAGATGTCGCTGGCGTCGTAGCTGTCCTCGTTATAAGAGGAAAGGGGCTTGTCCGAGCGAGTGACATACATCCCGTCCTTGTCGGTCTTGTAGCGTCTGCCTTGGTAGGAAAGCTCCTGCGACTTGGGGAGCAGCAAGGTCTGGCTTCCGTAGGCCGAATAATCGATATTCCGCTCGCCACCTTGCACGTAAAGGATCTCAACGGGGAGGTTGTCGCCTTGGTTCGCACGACCTACACCGGGAAGGAATCCGTTACCTTTTCCGTAGGATAGCTTTAGAGGAGCGTCCTTGTAATACTCCACCTTGCGGAGGTTGATAGTTTTGCCCACGATCTCGAACTCCGTGTCGAACTCCTTGGCCAAACGCCCCAATACAGCCCAGCATTTCTCATGGTTGAACGACAACAGTTTCTCCGGGGCCTCGATCACCGTGCCGACCGTCCAGCCGGAATCATAGAGATTGAGGTTGTCCACCAGCAGCTCCACGAACATCCTCGGCGTGGCCGTCATGACGAACTTGAGCTTGTACGGCTTGTCGGACAACAGCTTGTACTTATATTTTTTCAGGATCTCCTCGTTGCCGCCGAAGGTGACGGTATAGTCGAATACCCTCGTGCCCTCCTTCTTGAAATCCGAAGGGTACCACAGCGTGTACCTTTCCCCCTGGTACTCGATATACGTCCCGGTGGGCAGCTCCACGTGATCCACTAGGGAGTAACGCAGCTCCACCTTCTTCGCTTGCGCTATCGCCCGGTAACGATAGCTGTCATCGTCCACCGGGATGTCAAGCAATACCTCGCCCGTCTTATCATAGATACGCATCTCGAACGGTATTTAAAGGGTGTTCGAGACGCTTTCGGGCATACCCAGCAAGGCACGTACCCTCGCCTTGCAGTCGTTACGGTAACGTTCCAGACAGGCGAACTCGGCCTCAAACTCGGCCTTTCTCTCATTATCCGAGCTCAATTTATTCAGCGTTATCGCCTCTACCCGATCGGCGGAATACTCTCTCCGGATCAATCCGGACACGAGACTGTCATAACTTGCGGAAGTAGCCTCGACCAGCGTACCGCCATCCTCGCACGTGCCGGTATAGGCGTAAGCCACGCGGGGCTCCGGTTCCGGTTCGCCCCCGTGGCCCTCCGGAACGTGGTTCTCCAAGACCTCCTCGTTCAGGTATAGCAGGTAATGGTTGTCATCGTATTTTACGAATGTCTTTCTCTCCGTGTAAATCGCTCTTGTCTCCATATATTTAAATGTTTTTTAGCCGACCCGGAAGGATCGGCCAAGAGCGATCCCAACGGGTCAAGTGAACCTGAAAAATTTCTTACCGAACTTGTTGGTGAGCACCTTTATCACGGTATCCACCGGCAAGTCCTCGTGAGAGAAGTCCGTGAGCGCCTGATCAATCAAGACGGCGGAACCGGTGAAAGCGTAACGCTCCTCGCCTTTCCATCGGAAACGTATGGCGAGGCACTTCTTTGGCGTGCCGTCCTCGTTTCTCTCGATCTTGCTATCCTCGATTTTATAATCAATCAACTCGATCAGCCTGTCCTCCTCGGGGCCTCTCCGGTCCTCCGGTATCCGGGTATCATAAAGTATATCCTCGAATCTCATTTTCCGGTCGGCCGGGAGATCCTCCCACGGACTTTTTTTATTCCTTATCACCTGTCCCAGTCTTTTCCTTGGTGTTTCCATTCCTAATTTATTTAATAGATTACTCGTATCAGCGTGTTGGATGAAGCCTATACGGGAAGAGGCCCTCTTCCTTATCTCCTCGTCCGGCAAACCCTTCTTTCTCAATCTCGCTATCTGGCGGCAGAGAGCCACCTTGTTACGTTTCCGGACACGGACGTGATCCGGGAAATGCACGTATCCCCCCGTATCGACACCGTCCGTCACGTGCCCGATCTTCCATCTCGGGTTAAGACCGATCCTAAGCTCGTTAGCGTAATAAAGACCGATCCACTCGATGACAAGGTGCAAGAATACGGTGTCCTCATGCAGTATCAGGACATCATCGGCGAGACGGTAGCAGAAATCCAGACGGTTCAGATATCCCTTGAACCTGTCCGAGAGATATTGGATCCCTTTGGATAACTCCTCATAATCATGTTCTGTTTTGGCCGTCGCGATACTTTCCTCGATATATCTTTTCGTGTAGTACTCAACCAAAGCAGGGCATTCCCCGACATGGAAGCACCGCTTCAAATCGTGATCGAAAAGATAAAGATAGACAAGCGAGAAGAACTGCGCCAGCTTCGTGCCGGGAAACATACCGGTATCCCCCTCGACGCTATCGATGATCTCATCAAGCCTTCGCAATAAATGATTATCCTTGATACGTGTCCTGAGCTGGCTTTTCAGTACCGGGTGATTGACGGTCGGATAGAAGTGGTGGATATCGCACAGGAGATAGTCGGTGGTACGTTCCGGATATTTTCTTAAGACCTTCCGGATCATCCTCATGTAGGCGTGGGGACCGCGTCCTCTCACCCCTCCGTAGGTATACGCGGAGAAGGATCTCGTAAAATAATCCTCCACCTCATTGAGCATCGCCCAGTGCTGGACATGATCCGGGAAAGGGAGCATCCCGATAAGACGTTTTTTCGGCTCATGGACGGTCATGAAACGATACGGGGAGGTTACGAACGTCCCGTTTTCAAAAGAGTATAGGAGATCGGAAAGGTTCTTTTCCAAGTCCGCCTCGAACTTTATTATGGCCTTTTTGCCATGCTTGTTCTTGCTGGCATGATCAAAAGCCTTGTAATAGTTTTCTTTCCGGGCTATATCCCCGGAAAAGTCACCTTTTCTCCTCATGGTGTCCCAAGTGTCTTTTAGTGTCCAGTGTCTGCAATCGCCATCAGGTCATGAGCCGTCGGTTTATCAACCTACCGGGACTATACCCTTAGCCTTGATTTTTTGTCCAGTGACAGGGTCTCTCCTCCACTTCTTCTTACTGAATAAATCAGCGGCGTATCCTAGGGGCGACGACCAGTTCACGTTAGCGTTCGAGACCGCATTGTTACCATTGAGGTACGCTAAGCCGGCATTAGCACCGTTGTTCGCATGACCACGACGGAACGGACAGCGAAGGCCGGAACTGGACGTCAGAGAAGACAACCCGCCCAATCAATAGGCGGAACAAAGGTAATATTTAATTTTTCAAGTGCGACCGCCTTACGGCGGGAAAAATAAAACAGGAACGGAAACAACATGTCAAAGAACTAAGATGCGGCACTTACGTGCCTTGGGTGCTCGGGCGCTTCGCACCCTAATGGACACGATGGACACCCGAACACAATGAACGCTAGTACTGCACGGGCACGGGGCTTACGTCCTCTGCAAAATAGCAGAGGGGCGACGACCAGTACACGTTAGCGTACGAGACCGCACCGTTACCATGGAGGTACGCTAAGCCGGCAAAAGCACCGCCGCTCGCAAGACCACGACGGAACGGACAGCGAAGGCCGGAACTGGCGTTGTCGTTATACCAACCGTCGCAATAATAGGTGCTGGAGCTGCCGGAGGCGACAGTCGGGGCGGAGCATAGATTCTGCATACTGAGCTCAGTGATATATTTCCAGCCACTGGGATCGTTCTTAGGAACCTTCGCGGCCTTTATCAGACCCTCGATCGAGTTGATGTTGAAAGCCGAGTAAAGGGACGGGGCGACATAATAATCTCCGCTACCGTCGGACAGCTTGTTTATCAAGGAGCCACGCTCGATCAGACCGATATGGCCGTAGAAGTTCTTCAAGCCGAGGAAACAAGGGACGTGCGCTTGGTGGACGGTACCACCGTCCGAGCCCTTCACGGCGTAGTCGCTCACGCCGACCGAGTCCCCCAACTCGATCCCTACGCTCGTCGGAATAATCGGATAACCACCGTTATGGCTCGACCAAGGATCCCAAGACCATTCCGTAACTCCCTTACCGGTACCGCCCTGATATAGGCCATTGGAGTCCTTTACCGGGTTCAACGCGGACTGGCAATCACGGGTACCCATGATAAGGCGGTAAAGATAACCGACGACGCTGTTCGCGACGAACCAGCCGGATTCCCAGCCCTCACCCTTCTTGCGGGCGGCCGTGCCGAAAGCCGCGGCGTTCATGTTCGTGGCAACCATGCCCAGCTGCGTGTTGTGCTTCCCGTCCCTCGTCGCGTCGTTGTTCCCGCCACGATAACGGGGATCGTCACTGACGACGGAGACCAACGTGCCGCTCGTACGGTCCATGACGCCGGCTCCCAAGGCCGACGTACCCCCGGCCGGGATGTAATAGTTCAAATGACCCTCGATCGGGGTCGGGCTGACAGCCTCGTAATAATAGGTGGAGTCAACCCACCAAGAGTAGTAGTGGGCGTTCCAGCACCACAGGTAATCGCCCATCGTGCCGTCCAAGGCGGCGGGACTGCCGTCGGCGAAACGACGGTGGTTCGTCGGGTCAAGCTTACGCCGGCTACGGTCAACGGACACGAGGTAGCAGCCCAGACCGATCACGGAGGGAAGATCCCGCAGGAAATCGATATTACCGTAAGCCTCGCCGACTGGCGTGCCCTGACCGCGTTTCCAGCGACGGATAGCAACGTGCTTGTTCACGATCGATACCGCGTCGGCGAAAGGGATCCTCACTGACTCGCCCGTTTCCTTGGACACTCCCTCGATCAAATACTTGGAGGGCTGGCTCGTGTCGGCCAAGGGCAGCTGGTCGATCGTCTTGCCGTTATCGAAGGCCGTGATGATAGCGCGTACCTTCTCCTCCTCTGCTGTTGTTAATGACATGATTCTGTATATTAAAATGTTAGACAATTATACCTTTCGTATCCGGCTACCGGATAAAAATCTCATCACGCTACCGGCCTTGCGGATAACCGGGGCCGTGACCTCGATCTCTATCGTTTGGGCGAGCGAGGTGTTCTGCGCCGGGATAACGTGGATCGTGGCCGTGCCGGTCTTACGCACGGTCAAGTTCCCATGTGGGTCCACATACAGGGCATCCCCGGAATAAAACGCTTGCTGAAAGATCACGTTCGGAAGGACATAGGCCGGGAACAGACTCACGGCAATCCTCTGGGCGACCGTATTCCCCAACGTTATCCTCTTGACGTATCCCAACTCCATCCTCGTGGGGGCCAATAACGCCTGGCTCATCAACGATTGCTCGGCGGCTCTCATCGACGCTATCTGCGCCTTGCCCTCGGAGATCATCGCCTCGGCATCGACTGCGGCAGCCAAAGCCTCATCAGATGCTCGACCGGCCAAATCAGCCTGTTTCCCAGCCTCCAACGCTTTAGCGTTAGCCAAACCCGCAGCAGAGATAGCGTTCCTCGTGGCCTCGATAGCCTTATTCGCCTCCGCAAGGGCGGTCTTGGCCGCTTCCGTTGCCTGCGTACCACGGGCGATACATTTCCACCAAGCCGTATCGGTCAAGGGATGGTTCTTGTTTCCGTCCTTGACACAGAGGTAGCAGCTATCATCCGTGACGACGAAATCGAAGGTGTTGTACGTACTCGCCGTGGCATAAACGCCCTTATCGACGAACGCCACCTTCCCCAATACTATCTGACTCATTATAATTCCTCCTTCCTTTTTTTGGTCATACGTTCAAATACAGCTCACCGGTCTCTTGGTTGAGCTTGACAAGGTTTGGTGACACCTCGTCCTCGTAGGACATCACCAGCGTCATGTCGGCGGGGTTGATCGTGAAGGTCGGGTACAAGACGCCTCCCTTGGCGAGGATGCCCGTATCGACATACCTGTCCCCATCCAGATCCCATTTCCACCAGTTGCCGTTATCGCCAACCTTCCATGGGTGGTCGGCCAGCTCCTGCGCGCGGTCACCCTGTGTCTTGGCGAAGTTACCCTGCGTGTTGGCGTAAACGGCCTTATCGTTGGCGAGACTCGCCGCGGTGTTGGCGGCTTGCGTCGCCTTCTCGGTGTTCGCTTTCAAGGTCTCCAAGCCTACACGCGCGTTATCGGCGTTCGTGGCCGCCGTGTTCGCCTTCGTGGCGGCGGCGGTAGCGTTGGTGGTGGCCGCTTTCGCCTCGTTCGTCGCGGTGATGGCGTTCGCCGTGGCCGTATTGGCCTTTGACGCGGCCGCCTCGGCGTTCAGCTTGGCGGTGTTGGCGTTGGAGGCCGCCGTATTGGCCGCCTTGGTGGCGGCACGGGCGTTGGAGATCTCCGTGAGCATGTTCTCGTAAGCCGTCTGGATGGTCCCGAGGCTCACCTTCACGCTGGTTTGTATACCGTCTATGATCTTGCAACCGATCGTGTACAGACCGGTGAGGCTGTCGGCCAACGCGAGCTCCGATATTTTCTTCTTCTTTTTAGGCATATGTGTTCAAGTCTATGTAATATTCCCCGTCCTCCGTGACCACCAGTTCCCCGGCCTCGGTAGCCAGCAGGTAATCGATACCATCCATCCGGAACACCGTGAACTCCAGCGTGAGGTTGAATGTCACCACCACACGCCCACGGAGGCTCTCCAGTTTCCAGCCGGACGTCCTCTTGTAGTAGCAGGGGTATTCCTCCACGTTGTAATCCACGTACAGCGAACGCTCTCCCGGTTGGATCAAGGCGTGGAGCAGGGCGTCGTAACAGTTCCAGAACGCCGTCATTGAGCCGGCGATCAGGCAGCATTTAAGCGTGACTTCCTTGCTATTATACACCACCTTGCCGGCATCGTAAATCTTACCGTTAACGTCCAGTACCGTACGGGACAGGTTAGTCTTCACGGTCGGGGATCTCATGATCTCATCCCGCCCCTCCGTCACCATTACGCCGTATCGATCCAAGGGTACGCCGTCCAGCTCGTACTCGGATGGAGGAACATACGCTCTACCCTCCGGGATCGCCACGGAAGAGGGTCTTACGGGCCGGTCCTCGGCGAAACGTAACGTGAAGGCCTCCAACGTGTCCCAATCCTCATACGCCGGGCTCTGGATGAGTCGCAAGCTCCACTCCCTGCCCAACGAGGGGATACGGAAGAGGTGATACCCGGGCTTCGATAGGTACTCGACAAGAGCACCGGTGGATCTTCCGTCCACGCTGCGGACGAACGTGATGTTGAGCTCCCGTGGTTTCAAGGTGGGCTTTTCCAAGTCCGGCTCTATGCCGTCCTCGTCCGGCCAGTCGTTCCTATCCGGTTCCACCAGCTCGGGGAACGGGAGAAGGCCGTCGTAACCTCCCTCCGTGATCCATACGCCGAAATCGGTGTAGGCGTCCTTGCCGTCTATGTATAACTCACCCCTCATAAGATCACCACGGTATTATCCTTGTTTATCTCAACCTCTCCCCCGATATTCACCAGCAGGATCACGGCGTAGTCGCTCGCCACGACCCTAGCCTTGCCGCCGTGCATGAGGATCACCTTGTGAACACGCTCGTTATCGTCTATCGTTATCACCGCATCCGTATCACCTATCACGGCGATATTGCCGGGATTGGTTACGTCCACGTGGCCGGAGTCAACGTACACCCCGTAGGGCATCACGTGACCGGCCATGCCACGGAACATGTCTAACGACGGGAAATCATTCTCCGCGCAAAACTCACGCCCCTGCGGGCTGAAGAACAGCCACACGAGGCTTCTCCAGTCCGTCACCCCGTTAGAACCACTGCACGCCCCAAGCGAGAGGGCCGATTTGATTATGTCGTTAACCGTCTCCATCATTATCTTGATCTCATTAATATACCCTTGTCGTTAATAGTCTTTATACCGGAGGCCGCCGACTTGGTATTCGCCTCTATCTTCTCGGATAGGGCCTCTATACGCCCGGAGATCTCAGCTACCTTGGCCGTGTTCTCCGACACCTTCCCAGACAGATCCTTGATCGCCTCCACGTTCTTCCATCCCCTTGTCTGGAGGTCATATATGAAGCGCATCTGGTCGGCTATACCCGTCACTTGCACCAACGTCCTATCTAAAAATATAAGTTGCGTTGACATCTTACCGTCTATCACGTTAGCCGAGTCCTGCGAGATGGAGGCGATGCCCTTCGAGGAGGCCACACGGGTATTATCATCCTCGGGATCGTCAGGCTTGAAGTACTTGTCGGCCCAGCCGAACTTACGGTCGAGGTCGTCGGCCAGCTCCTGCGCCTTTTGGTCGAGGTAGTCTTGCTCCCAATCACTGATGTAATTATCAGACCAGAACTCAAGCAGCTTCTCTCGTATGGCTTTCATGGGATCGGAAGCGGCGGCCTTGATCGACTCCGTGACCATATTCCTTATCATCTTCCTCACGAGATCCTTGGCCGATCGCGCCTTGTCCTCCCCGGCGGCCCACGCGTCGGCGTAAGCGTTGGCGAAATCGTCGATCGCCGATTTTATGTCACTACCGAAAATGGCGTCCTTGCCGGCCTCCTTATTATCCGCTATGGTGTTATTGATCTCGTCTATCTGGTCCCGCCACTCCTTGATGCGGTCATTGTCGGTTTTCTTCTTGTCCTCCTCCTCCTTGATCTGGTTTTGGATAAGCACTTTTTGCTGTTCCAATAGCTTATTCTGCTGGTCGATAAGCTTGGAGGCATCCTTGGAATAGGCTTTCTCGATGGACCTGCCCAGCTTATCGTACGACTTGTCCAACGTGTCGATCTGATCCTGCAAACGCTGGATACGACTCTCGTTCTTCTTGTCATGGATCTTGGCGATAGAGGAGGCAAGGGATGTGACCACCCCGATAGCGGCACCGGCAGACGCACCGATCGGCCCGAACATCGCACCGGCTTTCGCCCCGTCCATGGCGGAATTGACCGCGTCCATGGCCACATTCAAGCCTTCGGCTATCTCACCGAACGCACCACCGAACGAATCCCCGAGTTTCGAGAAAGTATCAGAGAGGAATTGCCCGGACCGCATGATTTCGCCAAGCCCTTCCTCTATATCGTCAATTGCCTGTCGCAGCTTTTTCGTATCGTTACCAGCCTCAAATACGCCTTTCAGACCTTTGGCGACCTTCTCGTATGCCGGGCGCAACTTGTCCGCGGCTTCCTTGTTCTCCTTGAGCGCATCCGAGATATCTTTTAGTTTATCGGGTGATTTACTCCACAGTTCAAACGTCTCTTTCGTGATACCGAAATCCTTGCCCTTGCTCTCATCCCAGACACCGCTTTTCAAGAACTCCAAGGCTTCACGCCCCTTCCGGTTGATGGCCTCCAACTCGGAGAGGGTCTTGTCTTTCATGTCACCGAACAACCGACTGATAGCGGAAGTCGTCTTGCTCGCCTCTATGTCGAGATCAGACAGTTCCCTTTTCATGGCCTCGGAAAGGGACTTACGCTCGCCTTCCGTCGTAGCCTTGGCTATCTTCTCGTTATAAAGAGCCGTGATAGCATCTCTCTTATCAAGATAAGAACCGTATTCTTTCAGATACTCGTTCATGGCACGTTTCTCTTCCTCCAGTTCTTCCTTATTCACATTAGAGGTCGATCGCTCCCGTTTGACGTATGAGTTCACCAAGGCTGTACGAATCTCCACGGTCTGTTCCTTAGTCAGTTTGCCGCCTTGAGCGTCTTTCCACTCTTTTTCCTTGGTAAGTATGGCGGCGATCTCATTGTCATAGTCTAGGTTTATCTGGGCGATCTTCTTTGCGGAGCCTTCTTTCATCAGATCGATCTCGGATTGCTGGTTCTGCCGGCGGAGGGATAGGAGTTCGTCTTGAAGCTTTTTTCGCTTTTCTAGTTCCTTTTTATCAATAGGTGTAGCTATTTTCGCCTTTTCCTCCTCTTGTTGGCTACTAGCTAACGCCTCCGCCTTCGTACGAGCCTTCAATCCTTGTACGACTATCTCAACCGCTTTATCATGCTCAATCTTCAACTGCTCGTTCCGTTTTCGTAAACGACGTAACTCAAATGCCTCCGAAAAGCTGGTATCAATCCAACTTTTCTTGTCTAGCTGGGAGATTCGATGGTTATTTTTTGCAATTTCATCCTCTATGGAGTTTACGGTAGCGCGCTGTTGGGCCATGGTTCGCTCATCTATCGATTTAGAAAGCATCTTATTAGCCTCCGTCATATCCATCAACATGAACTTTTGCAAGGATAGATTTTTCAGTTCATCCGGATAGAGGGCTTGTAATTTCTCGTATGCCTCCACTTTCTGTAACATGGACTTGTTATCGTCGCGCAAAGCATTCAATAGTTCATCCGTTTGAGATCTCATGCCTTCTATCCAGTCCTTCATCTCTGCGACCCTCTTGTTATGGGAATCCAACGCCTTCTCTGATGCCGTCGCCTGTGTCGCGAGCTTGAAGATCGCATACCCAAGGGCCGTAACACCCGCCACGGCCAAGACATACGGATTCGCAAGGGCAGCTTTTCCGACGGCCAACATTGCGACAGCCTGTTTTTTCAAAGCACCTGTAAGCAGCGCGGTTGCGGTCGTATGCTGAATCGTCGCCAGTCTGCTCAAAGCTGATGTCTTGATATAAGATCGTTGCGCCACTTGAACCAACAAAATAGCTGTTTTATAAGAAAGAAACGCTCCCGCCGCATTTTTCACCAATGCCTCAACCCTCGATATCGTCCCCTCGATATCATTGTTCTCAAAAGCCTCATTAAACGCCTTGGCGATATCTGACACCTCTTTCAATATCCTCTCTCCCATTGGGCGCAAATAAGCCTGTACATTATTCGCCAACAACGTGAGCTGATTATCGGCGGCGTCAGCCATCTTCTCAAACGCAGCCTCTGTCGCACCCAAGGAGCCCTGCAACTCTCCCAAATCATTTGCTGCCGCCTTTGCATTCTTTCCAGTCAAAGCCAGTGTAGCGGCCAGGCCTTCATCCGTGCCAAGCATTTCCTTCATCTTGGAAGCGGAACCACCAGCCTTCTCATAAATCAATTGTAATGCCTCTTGGAAAGTACGACCTTGGAAAGCGGCGTCTCCAAGTTCTCCGGCGGTTCCTTGGATAGCGGCACGGATCTGTGTCATAGCCTGCGCCGTCGGCGTTCCTTGCTTGGTCAATGAAGCGACAGCACCCAACACTTGGTCGATACTAATCCCATACGCGGCCGCAATAGGAGCAACTTGGGCTATAGAGGCTCCCAATTCGCCAAATGTAGTCTTACCCAACCGGACGGTTGTAAAAAGCTGGTCCGAGACCGTACCGGCTTCCTCCGCAGACATCTTATAAGCATTCAGGATCGTTGTAATAGCATCAGCTGCCGTCTCGGTTTCCGTAAGCCCTCCCACGGCAGCTTTAGCCGAAACTTCTAGGATCTTCATGCCATCCGCCCCGTCATGTCCGGCGGAAACAATGCTATATAACGCCTTGGCGGCCTCCGGAGCCTTGATCGGTATCTCTTGGGTTATGGACATGACCTGATTCATGAAACCGGTCATATCATCCGTTACCTGCGTGGAAATGGTCGCTACTTCCAGCATGTTCTTCCGGAACTCCTTCTCGAAGTCGTATGAGCTCTTCGCGGCCTTGGCGAACGCCGTCGCCGCGCTGATACCGATACCACCGAATACGTCAAAAGACGTGATCTCACCGGCCAAGGTCTTGATAATCCCCATCGCTTCCCGTGTTCCCTCGTACATGCCGGAGTTATCAAGACCAGTAGCCATAAATAAGGCTCCATCCCTATTTCTGATTCCCATAATGCGTTTATGGTAAAATATAGGATAGCCTTTCATGTGAGACTGTCAACCGTTAAAAATTCACTTATAAGTTATCTTTTTCGACATTTTCTTTTGCCTTGTCGCTTTTTCTTCGTTCTTTTGTAAAAAGAAAAAATTCATCGTGGAATTCGAGATTATCAAGATAAAGCAACTGTCAGGCAAAAAGGCTCAGATATATTCTGTTATTCTCGGTCAAGAGGATCAGAGCGTTTTTGAACAATTTCTTCAGAACAACTATTCTGAATACCCAACCGAAATAGAAGATATCGTATCTAAATTGAAAATTATGGCTACAAAAACTGGGGCAGCCGAACATTTTTTCAAGCTAAACGAAGGGAAACCCGGTGATGGTGTCTGCGCCCTATTTGATAGTCCTGATAAAAAATTAAGAATCTATTGTATTCGATTTGCTAACGTTGCTATCGTTGTTGGAGGTGGAGGATACAAACCCAAAAACATTAGAGCTTATCAAGAAAGTTCTTCCTTAAAAAAAGAAGCTGAAACAATGGTTCGAATATCCAGAATCATATCAGAAGCCATCAAAAACAAGGATATACATCTCGATGATAACGGTTTTTTCTTAGGTAATTTAAAATTGAAGGAGGAATAAATATGAACAATACATCTATTTTGGATACAGTACTTGGCAATATAGACACGAAAAGAGCCAAGAACATGGAAAGACGTATGATGCTTGCCGTAAAAATTGCGGAAGGTATCAAAAGGAAAGGTCTATCCCAAAAGGAATTTGCCGAAAAAATGAGTAAACGCCCCTCTGAAATATCCAAATGGTTAAGAGGTGACCACAACTTTACAACCAGCACTCTTTTTGATATTGAAGATGTTTTGAATATCCATCTTATAGATATCAACGAATATTCTCATGCAGCTTGTCCGGCCTCGATATAATAAAAAAATGAATGGAACACCCCCTGCGGGAGTAACAATGATTAATGCACACGGTATCCTCCTTTTCGTAGGAGGGAAGGAATATCATTTATCGTATGACAGATACCCTTGGTTCAGAAATGCAAAAGTATCGGATGTATTGGACGTGACCATGCCGGACGAGGATTCGTTGTGTTGGGACGCAATTGATGTGGATCTTGAGATTGACAGCATAATCCATCCGGAGCGTTACCCAATTACTTTTCGCTAGAAGACACCGCTCAGGTTATCGAGCAGACACTCTGAAGATCTTGACACATTTACAGAGAACAAAAACCGACCAGCCTCACGGTTCGTCGGTTTTTTTACAACCAAAATCACTATGACAAACGTTCTCTACGCAAAGTAATATATATCATACCGGGCTCATTCTTCGAACCCTTTTCTTTTTTCCCGTATCGAAATCGATTACCTCGACCCACTCGCCATGATTATCCCCGGATTCATCATCGTCCACGAACAGTGATTTGTTCCGGTCGTTCACCAAGTAACCATGTTCCCGTAGCATGGACATGACAAGCGCCAGATCGCTGTCCAATGTCCGCTCATGCGTATACCCGAACGCCTCGTTACATAGTACAAGGAACATGAAGCTACTTTGCGTCACCGGCTCCGACCTACCCAAGTCTCGTTGTTTTCTTGAAGGGCTATTATCTCCTCTTCGCTCAACGGGCTCACAGCTTCCAAAGCTATGATAGTACGAGAAAAAGGGTTACAACCCAGACGAAAGAGGATAGCGTTCAAAAGGATATACAGGTCTTCCCATGTACAATTGTCCTTCAGTACCTCCCGGAACCAAGCGGGCATGTCCCCTTTCTTGTTATGGATACCCAAACATACGATCTCAAAGATCAACTCGTCATATTTCGCCATCAACTCCGACAGTACACTATCAAACGTAACATCCTTATGAGCCACGATAGCATCCTTGTCCGCCTTGTCAATCCGCAAGAGTAACGGCCGTATCCTAAACCCGGTCCTTACCGTGATCGGGGTGATAACGATACTATCACCAACGTTCTTACCCGCCGGGATCGTCTCCGGCTTGAACTCGAAAGGAATCACGACAGACCGACTTGTCACCACGTCGCTCTCAATTTGTAGTACTCGCTTTACGCTCATAGTCTTTTAATCGATTTTGTAATTTCTCAACCTCCTGCCAAATAGCTTCACTAATATCATTACCAGAAGAAACACTGGCTATTTCCTTATTGGGATAAATCAATTTTAGATATAAGTTATTAAGAAAATATGAATAACCATCAATCGAACACTGCATTTTAGCAATCTCTCTAATTCCTTCCGCATTCATAATCATTTTCCTCTAAAATATAAGAGCCCCGGCAAAAACCGAGGCTCTAGACAACCTAAACAAAAAACATCATTCCGTGTCTTCCGATACGGCCTTCACCGCCCTGCTATACGGGGACGCTTGTTTGCCAGCCGCAGATACCGGTGTCATGATCGTGCCCTTTACCAATAAGAGATCGCAATTCTCCTTATCCGGGGCTTGGCTGATCTTCCCGAACACATAGCACTTGACAAAGACATATTCCGTGAACTTACCTTGGTACGGCAGGCTCTGTAGCCTGATCGTCTTCAATATCGAGGGCGTAGACAAGGGAGCCTCCCATTTATCACCGGAAACGGTTCCCCCGCAAAACATTTTCATCTCGTCGCTCGTAGGAGAAGGGATGGTGAACTCTATACTGGAAGGATCTCCTTTCCGACTCACCACCGCCCAAGGATCCTCATGTCCCATGGACGTAAAACTAAGCTCCTTGGCGTCCGAGAAATTGAACGTCACCGTATCCACGTCAACGCATTGGGTGAACTCGGTACCGGCCACGCCATCCCCGGGTTCCGCAACTCCTAAATACGCCACATCCAGCGCTAAACTTCTTTCCATATCACTAATCTAATTCTGTTATAACCTCTAATCTAATATTCGTACAATCGAAGCCATCCTTGGCCTCGCCCATAGGCTCAGACCAGACGATCCGAGATTTCCAATACATCCCCAACGGCGGCTTGATATCCCGCAACACGAACCTCACGCCTCGCACGGTCTCTATCATCAACTGTCGATCCGATACGCCTCTCGAGGGTCTCTTGACGAAGATATTGATATTTATCGATCCCTTGTTGACATAATCTTTCCCATTCAAGGCCAGAGAGCGGATCGTGACATGATTTCTTTTCTCGCCATCGCCGGATTGATCCTTATACAGGATAAAGCCCGTACTCGCCGGCTCAACCGCATTATATACGATATCCACTATATCAAACTGATCTGCCATATTCAATATCCTTTCTCAGCGAGTTTATCAAATAACGTTCGACTCTGTTTCTTGATCCAATCCTCGGCATGTTCCGTGGCGACAGAGATAACATCCAGATTTTCGATTGCTTCCACATACTTGGCATAAGGCATAGCGGCTACACCAATCAATACCCAGCCATTCTTATAAAGGGGTAGTAATTCTGATACGAGCCTTTTAGCCTCTCTCAATCCCGTATGTTTATCGGTACCTTTCCTATCTGACAACTCATAGTTCTCGGTCAATATATCGCCATCCTTAACGATCACATAACCGATTGAGCTACGAAGGTTACCGGTATGATCCTGATAGTTCCCTTTTTTTCGAGCGATCTTCACGAACTCTTCCCCGGCACGTTGCAATAACTTGTATATCCGCTCTTCCGCCCGATCCACATAGTAATCGAACCAACGCCCTACTTCCCTATCACTCCACATTGGAGTCAAACCACCTTTCCTTGCCATAAACTACACATAGATTACAGAGTGAGTCTGAAACGGTTCCCAGCTAATGATATCCACATCGAGAGCGATACTGTCAATCCGGATATGCTTCGCGTTTTCCACAGGACGGGCTTTGGTCGAAAACTCACCATGCACGATGAACTCTCTTCCATCGACGTTCCGCTTCAACTGCTGTCCGCTATTGGACGGGTAGTATTGCCCAGTGACCTCTATTTCCGTCGGTTTACCGGCAACCAATTCCCCTTTGACCAATTGACAGGATTGAATCGTCACTATCGCAGTATGTGAATATCGCTTTACCATCTGTTTCTCGCCCTTCCTTTGGGTACCTCGATCTTATTGCCTATCAATTCCGCTTTCTCCGGTTCTCCTCCCTCCCGGTATAGTCGTTTCGCCGTAGCGTCATACCATGCACGGGGATACGTGATGGAGAGCTTGTTTTCCGTGAAGTCCGGCAGACCGCCGACCATGGAATAAAGGTCGGCGGCCACCAGCTTTTGTTTTTGGATATCGATCGTCTTACTTTCTTCTGTACCTTCAAAACCGCGTCCCGGTAAAACGACGCTATCCAAGAATTCCTCACAATCAGCCAGACCGGGATAAGCGAGTATCGTATCTCGAATCGTCTTAGCCATGATTGTTACTCTCCGTTTTCAGTATCCTGAATCGTTTGATCCTCCGGTTCGACGGTTTCACCCAAGAATGTCGCCGGGATATCATCCGTACCCTCGGTGTCCTCGGAAACGTTCCAATCCTTACCATCAACTTTCATGATGAACATGGCGTCCGGATCGTTCACGACAGGAATAGCGTTCGCTTCCGCTTTCGTCCATTCCTTGAACGGTTCCAGCTCAGACCATTTAGTTACCAAGATCCAATCCTGCTTAACCATGAGAGCGATTTTCTGCAAGGTAGCGGAAGACTCGGCGGCGATCGGCCCATGCTGAATGTCACCCACCTTCAAATCCTCCAAGAAGCATACACGCTTACGCTCCCAAGGATTGATCGTCTTACGACGATGGGCACTATCCTCAATACGGACAGCCGGGTTCACGGTAATGATCTTCACCGGGATCTCCTGCTCGGCCAGATACTCGTTGATGAGATTCTTTGTCACCAATATCTTGGAGGACGAATTAACCCATGCCTTTAACGTGTCGAACGTGGATTTCTGTTTCTTCAGCAAAGAGAAATCAGCCACGTGCATTACAACGTAACGGATCGTCACCCCTTCGGCAGAAGCGGCCACAACCGTATCCTCAATATCCTGCAATCCATTGGCCGTTGTAGCACTACTCCAGTCCGTGGTAGATTTACGCTGGTTCTTCTTCGGCATACCGCAACCGACAAACTCAGCCGTAACGACACCGCCATTGTTCTTTGCCGACAAATGGAAACCCGCACGGCTC